TTATCTGATAATTCCGCATTCTGATCTGGAATATCCGGCTCAGAATCGCCGTTAGCTAGGATTTCTAGCTGTGTATGGGGATCGTATTCTTCCACATCCAAACTAAAGTCTGTCTTATTAAAGTTATAGTCCGATTTTTCGTTCATCTTCTTCATCCCCACTTATTTCGATCATTCCAGATTCTTGCATACTAGTAAAAATTGAATTAGTAATATTTAATGATTTGGTATTGTGCTTTAGTAACTCTAGACTTTGCCGCAAAAGTAGCTCTGTCTGGAAATCATTCTTAATTTTGAATATCTGATGAATAATAGCTAGTGTTAGCAATACTGAGACAATAACCGCGAATACAATTTCCATAATACTCCTTGATAAAAAGCCCGACTCACATCCGTGTTTTGTCGGGCAAATCTTCCTTGAATCTTTATCTATTATACCACATTTTTGTTTAAAAGTCAAGCTTTATTTTAGACATTGTAAGTAGAATACTATCTCGTATTTGTCGTCAACATCCCTAGAGAATTCTCCCGTTTTGCAGGGATTCTCAAATCCTAGTTTATTACTACGGACTCTAGAATATTGTGAAGATACTCCAGCTAGGTCATTACTAAATAGTTCAGTAATTTCACCTGCATCGTAAGGATCTAGACTATCAACTAAACTTTTTTTAATATATTTACGAATAACAACCTCGTCATAGTCCGATACATCAATCATTTTTATTTCTGCGGCATCTTTATACGTGAATACATCACCGGATTTACCAGCTAAAGTTACACCATCACCTTCAGAAACTAACGTGAAATCTACAACTTCCATACTTTCACCATTAAAGTCAAACGTATTACTATGTTTACATACTGTTGTAACCTCACCTAATGCACAATCCAATTCTTCTTTTGTCATAATTTTCTCCTAGTTTATGTTACTTCACAACCTACACCACCACTACAGGCAATTTCACCCTTTAAGTCGGTATTATCGTTTTCTTCTACAACTTCACTTAGGTCTACATCCATCAGTTTAGCCGCCATTTTCTCGTATGTAGCTTCATCAATATCTTCAAACGGAGCTTGAGGGAAACTTCCGCCCAAATGGGGTAATACAGCGAGTCCATTGTAAAAATCTCTATTAACCCACATCCAAGTACCTACTATATCCCAGTCTTCATCTTTAATCGATACTGTAGCTGATACATTATGGGAATTCTCACCTTTTAGGAACCCCGGTTTTACCCAGTCTACCGAAAACTTCTTAATTCTCTCTAATAAGTCAATTGGAGATTCAGTCCGTAAAATCGACCCTTCTGGAGCCTTAATTGGTACTTCTAGTACTCCCATTTTAGGGTTTAGTATATCATCTACTACTAAATCTGGGTGTTCTGCTGCTAAATACTTGTATAACGACTCATCCTTACCTAATCTCATCCTTCTGATGTAATATTCTGCATGATAAGCGTGAATCCCTGAAGCACAGCCGAAAACTAGCGATGTAGTACCGGCTGGTTTTATGCAAGTAGTCCTAGAAGCTCGGTTAATACCGACAATATCGGCAATTCTATCGTTTTGCTCGTTAACAACTACTGCTGCGGCTTCCAAATTGAGCGTTTTGTACGTACCAGAAGCAACACCGGTCATAGAAACGCCTATCAAAGCGTCCTTTTCGGTATTTTTCTTCCAAGCATCCCTCAAATAGTGGAAATCTGTATAACTTGCTTGAATTGTAGCTAGTGTAGTTGCAGCTTTGACCCGATTTTCCAGTTCTTCTTGAGTTTCGACATCACTAACATTAACTTCTACTAGGTTACAGAACTGCATTGACTTTAGTGAGATCTCACAGCATGGATTACTACCCCATTCCTTATCATTTGAGAAGTAAAACCCTGGCTCACCAGAACCAGACAGTCTAATCTTAGTCCAAAGTTCATCAAACTTATCTTTAGTAATCTTGTGTCTTAGGATTACAGCCGAATTGTTAGCTCTACCACGTTGGGGGTTTCGCTCCCACCAGTTACCGTACTTACATGTCAACATATCCTCGTCATCCATATCAAATAGACATATCAAGGCTGCTCTACGGATACCACCGGCTAAAACTGCATCTGCAATAAAGCACATAATATCGTGTACTTCAATTGACTCTAGTTGTTCACCATCTTTCTTAGAATTTAGTATCTTTCTTATATTATGAATACAATCATGTAAAGGTTGTGACCCCGGAGCTTTACCGCCCGATGTTACTAGCGGCGATCCTTTAGGTCTGATATCAGAAAAGTCAAACTTCGGCTCTGGTCTGCCCTCGAAAAACGATCTAACCAACATTTTGATGGCATCGGCCCAACCTTCAATTGAATCACCTATCAAATAACGTCTAGTTTTCGATGGTTTCTTAATCGGGGGTAACTGTTCAATGTGGTGTCTTTGTACTGAGTATCCTACTCCAGTTCCTCCGAGTAGCAAGAACATTGACTCTGAGAATACTGACGGGTGATCTACAGCCATATACGCACAGTTGTACTGCCGTGAAGGGCTGATTTCAATCGGTCTACCTGAGAACTGTAATGATCTCATACTAGGTAATATTTTCCTAGGTCTAACATAGTCTCTGTATACAGCGTTAATCTCTTTAATAATCTCTGAATTACCCCGGAACTTGTTGATGTGCATCCGTAGATTACGATCTATAATCTCGTCGTAAGTCTCTCGCCGTTGCTCAGACTTTAGGTATTTGGCATACTTGTTATATACTACAATATCCGACAGAATCTTAGCTGATACTTCCATTTATACAATACCTTTTTATACAATAACATTAAAAGTTTTTAGTTCTTTAATAAACTTATCTAACTCTGGTTGATGTTTATCATAGTCGTTTCTATATTCAGGACTATTTAATTCACAAACATGTACAATAACAGCTTCGGCGAAATCGACAGGATCTAAGTTTAAAATTTTAAATACAAACCTTAGTATTGCTACTTTCATTTTTATTATCCTTATTGTATTGTTATTTAGATTCTAATATGTCTTCATAAGCAGTTATCATAGCTTTAAGTTCAGATAACATAATAAATTGTTTATTATCATTTTTAGGTAACTCTATACATAGGACTTTCCCTGAAAAGGTTTCACCAAATGTTAGCTCTAAATGTCCGTTAGGTACGACTCTCTCAGCTTCGGAATACGCTATAGTTTTTACTCTTACTGTATTTTCCATTTTTATTAACCTTGCTATATTGTTAGAATATACGTTTAAACTTAGTAAATACTTTTTTACACAAGATTTGTAGTCTTGTTAAATTTCGATCTGGATGATAATTACGACAAAACTCAGCTTTCGTAATTCTCTTAGCATCCCTAAAGAATGACCCATTAATTTCGGCTATAATGTAATCTTCGGTCATTACTGCGTTAATTAATAATGGATGAGTTTCAATAGAATCATAAGTAAATACCATACCTGAACTATAGTCATTATATGGACCAACCTTTACTATAAATCCATGCCGGTTTTCTAATTGCAGTTTTTCCGTTACAGCACCAACAATCTCAAGTCCGTCATATTCAAATTTACAATATTCAGGTTCACATTTTTCTAATAACCACGCTCGTATCATTATTATCTCCTAGAATACTCTTTTGAAATTACCAAACTCTTCGGGCAATCGACCTTTAATATACTCATCCTTATCTCTCCACGAGAACTCAAAATGTAGTACTAATCTTAGTATTTGGTATCTACAGAAAAACGCGCAAAACTTATACCCGAAATGTCTAAGTCCGTAAGCAGAACTAAAGATCAAACTAGTTCCGATTTTCTCACATCTAACCGTAAATCCAAATCTGCCGAAAATCCGGTTAAACAAACTCTTTTTCTCATTACTGGCGTGAAACTCATATACAACTAAACCTAAGTCAAACTTATTAACTGATTGTTTACCGTTTATTACATAATTAGTTCTGCCGCCAATATCGGTTTCTTTTTTAATCTTAGCGATTGTTAGATCTTTACCGTTAATTTTAACTGTTTTACCAATCAGTATTTCATAATCCATTATAATACCTCAGTTATTTTTAAATTTTGACTAATTTAGACTAGCACTAGCATTATATCATAGTTTTGCCCGAAAGTCAAGCTATTTTTTCTTATTACTTTTCTTTACACTTCTCATCCATTCTACAATTTGACCAGCACTTACTGGATATAAGTTATGAGCATCCATACCAACATGGTACATATACTTATATTCTGGATGCGTCTTAGACTCAGAGTGAGTATGGCCGTGAAGAAGCCATGCCCCGTCATTCCTAGGTCTTTTACCGCGATGACTAGGTTTATACTTCTTAAAGCTAAAAAACACCTTCAAACGCTGTCTCAGCTCTTTCCAGAAGCCATAGCGGTATGGGTAGTGCGATAGTTTAACGTATTGCCCGGCTATTCTGATAGTAGCTTCTCTGCAAGCATACCGGAACCCTAGATTTAACGCCTGAATTTCAGTTACTTTATCATGATTACCAATAATTAGTATTTTCTGTCCATTCAACTTATTGTTAAACTCTTTATAAGCTTTACTTTTAACTGTATTCCAGATATGATCTCCTAGAATATAAACTACATCATTTTCCTTTACTACAGAATTCCACCGTCTAATTATCTCGTAATTCATATCTTGGATATTGTCGAATTTACGATTTGTAAATTGTAAAATATTATCGTGTCCTATGTGAGCATCACTAGTGAAAAATGTATTACGTTTCATTATATCCCCAGTATTGCTCGGATTTGTTCTTCATATTCCTGAGCTATTAGTACATATTCCATATCGGATAATATCTTAGCTTCCATAACTCCGATCATACTTCGATCTAGGCCACCAAAAAAGCTAATCCTAACTCTCTTGGTTTCCCGTTTAGTGTCCAGTACTTTGCTATGGGTCCAATTCTTCACTACAGAAGCTCGTCTAGTTTCGCTTTAGCGGCAACACAAGTTGCGATATCTTCATCCTTCATTTTCGGCATAAAATCCTCTAACTCGGAATTCTCTTCAGTATACTTTTTGTTGTCTTCAATAGTAGTATGTAGAATATCGCTAATTACGGACAAATCTGTTTTCTTTAGATTAATTTCTGCCGCATTCTGGGTAAACTTTGATACTAGTCTATCCGCGTACTTTCTAAGTCTACGGTCTTTTTTGGCTGCATCTTTTGCCATCATCAAAAGACCTTGTACTACTATCTTTTCTTGTGACTCTAGTTTAAATTTCATTCTAATCCTCCTACTAATCCCTTAGTTTGAACTTCAATTAAGAAGTTTTCCATTATTTCTTTTATTTCATCACCTTTTTTGGCGAACTTTAATTTCTTCTTCAGGAATACTGAAACACATTTATCAATATCTTTCATAATCTCGTGGCACTTGAAATTCATTCCTTCAATCTCTAGTACTTGTTCGCTTTTATCTTTAACAGTATGATTATAAATCCAGTATGATCTTATCTTCATACTAGTTCCTTATTGTTAACTTTTAGAATTCTAGTATCGCCGGTTTCAGTATCTACCTCAACCTTAAACTCTACTTCATATAAAGCATATCTAAATTTATCCGGAACTTCTTCATATCTATCATAATCATCATCTAAGAATTCTTCGATATATGTATCAGTGTTTGATTCTTTACTTGAGTATAGGTACATCTTTATTACTTTCTTCATAAACTCTCCTAGTTCTAGGTATTATACCACATTTCTAAACAAAAGTCAAGCTTTATTACTAGTATCTTGGTATGTTATTATATCATATTTATACAATAGTACTATACTAGTAGTATTACGGTTTAGCCGGAGAAATGAGTTTTAGATACAGCTATATCCTACTCATCGGCAATAAACTCGGTCCCTTTTTTGATTTGGACCTCGTTAGTGGTATTATTAGTTTTTGTAATATTTATAGTTCTTTTAATAACGTATATTATAACACAATTCTAACTTTTGTCAACTAAAAAATGACCAAATACTAAAAATAAATTATAACTACTTAAAATTAGGTATACGACCTAAACTATCAAGTTAAAATGAGAGCAAGCAAGTCAGACAGCCTCTAGTGGGGCATGGAAAACCGAGCTGCTAACGCTACCCTCTCTTTTTTTACATTATCATGGAGTGATTATGAAAGAATCTATCAAGAAGCTGAACAAACCCTTTGTACTCATCGTACTATTTTTAATCAAAGCTGTAGCCCTACCTTTCGGCTGGATTGATGCTGTTATACTAGCTATTTTAAGTTTAGTATACATTACCAAATACTCTGTAGATCGATATATGGATATGAAAGATAAGGTACTATCTGAGAACATGTTCAGATCCAAAGTAAATGTAGATATTGCTAAACTAGCGAATGATGTATCTGAAATCAAAATGCAGAACTTCGGGGCTAATCAAGGTAAAAGAAGATGACTCTAGAAGAACTAATAACAGAACGAGATAAGCAACTTCAAGATGCTAATGAGAAAATAGCAGATCTTGAAGATCAAATCTTTGAATTTGAAGAAAATGATGTTGGTATATCTTTGTCTGATTCTGAAATGTTAATGATTGATATTATTTCTAGAGAGATTTCCCGACTAAGCGAGAATTCAAAAAAACTCACGTTAGACAAAGATGATGTCAAGAAGTTCGACACTCTAGTTAAAGATTTTGTCGCTATTAGAGGTAAAGTACCAACAACTAAAGAGAAAGTACTGAAAGATAAAGATGAAGAAGTCGCTGACAAGTTGAGTGTACTGTATGCCGACAAATAAACCTAATTTAAAAGATATCCAGAATGCCGGAAAACGTGGGAGAGGCCGACCTAAAGGCAGTACCAACCTTAATTTTGACTACAAGAAGAAAAAACGTGAAGAAGAAAAGGCTATCAAACTAGCTTGGGAAAAAGGTATCTTAGATTGGAAGTTAGACTCTAATCAAATGGAAATGTATAAATCTTATTATAATCCTGGGGATTGGACTACTATACCATTTCTCTGGGGAAGACAAATTGGAAAAACCTTTTGCGTTATAACTATAATCATAGAAGAAGCTATAAAGAACCCTGATATAGTAATGGGGTATATCGGACCTAAACTAAATCAAGTTAAGAAAATTTTAAAAAAGAAGTTTAGAGAGATACAGGCAGACTGTCCGAACCACCTAAAAGCTAAGTTTAATTCCCAAGATAATGTTTGGATTTTTCCTAACGGTTCTGAATTATATGTCGCGGGTACTGATAACGGTAATGCTGAGAATATCAGGGGTATGACATTTGAACGAGTATTTGTTGATGAGTTTTGTTTTCTAACAGATTTTGAATATGTTATGAATTCGATCATATTTATCTAATAAATGGTTAGATGAAGCTGAAGATGAGGGTAGACTGATGGTAAAGACCATACACGACTGTCCTAGACATTCCAAAGAAAAGATAAAACGAGTTATAAAAGAGCAGTACCATAACGACTCAAACTGTACAGATTTTCGCCGTGAAATGATGTGCGAAAGAATAGCTGATACCAGTAGACTAGTAATACCAGAAGCTACTGCGGCTCAAATTAAAAAATGTACTATGGAACTACCTAGACCTGAGTACTATACTGTAACTGAAGCTTTCGACTGGGGTGCTGCCGATAAGAACGCAGGACTATTCTCGTATACTGATTTCGATAATAAAATTATATTTATTGAGGACGAGCTATGGCTTAGTGATGTCGAATATACAACAAAAGATATTTCCGACGAAATTAAAATCAAAGAAAAACAATTATGGGAAAATCAGGTAATAAACCGATATGGCGATAATAACAATAAGCAGCTACTAATCGACATGATAAGCTTGTATAAACTAAATATAATGGCTACTAGAAAAGACGGACTACTTGCTGCTGTAAATCATGTTAGAAACCTAATTAAGTTTGGTCAAATTATAATTCATCCTAGATGTACGAATCTACTAATGCAAATTCAGTCCGCAACTTGGTCGAATGCTAGTAAAAAGCAATTCTCCAAGAAGACTGAAAAAGAT